CGCCCGGCGTCTGCGGCGGCGTCGATTCTGCCCGTAGTGGTATCGCTAAGACCAGCCACGACAGCGCCAGGATCGGAAGCCATAATTTCCGCGGCACGTTTCGCCCCCTCTTTCTCGGGATCTTTTTTCTCTTTCGGCTTCGGGAAAAGCCCGTTTGATATCGCGGCCAAGATGATGCCAAAAAGCCCGCCAAGGGCCGTGCTCTTCAAGTCCTGGACCGGGAGGCCCCGAAGGACGAAAAGAGCGCCCAGGAGGCCCAGGCCAAGCCCTATAACCAAGCCTATGCCCCCGGCTTTCCAGGGCTTCACGGCTTCGGCCCGAACCGGTCTATGATCGCATCCCCTGCAGCGGTCAAGCCCATGAGGCCCAGGGCCGTGCCCATGAGCGCCGTGAAGCCTACCCAGTCCCGCGCCAGGATACCGTAGACCACGGCCCCGATGAACAAGGGAACGCCCAGGATCATCTTGACCTCGATCCGCCCCGCCGCGTCGGTGAATATCTGCTTGAAAAAGTCCTTCATGAATTCCTCCATGGGCCGATGTCATATTCTTCTACGGCAAAGCATTTTCCAAACCACATTTTCCAGACGCAGAACATTTCGCGCATGCCTTTTCCGTAATGGCTACGGTAAGTCAACGGCAAAAGCTGTTTCAAGTACCACGTGATTCTCTTCATGAATTCCCCCTTATTTTCTCGGTAGCTGAAAATGCGGCCCGTCCCATGTGCGCCAACGTCCGCCCCATACCAGGCCTAGATCTTCGCCGATCCGGCCTATCTTTATCCATACGCTCATCGGCGCGTTCCACCACAGGCCCCCGCCCTCCTTGACCGGCACCACGTCAACGGCTGTCCCGTTCCCGTGCCCTACGCCTTTGTAAACCGTACAAAGGCCCATAGGCGGCGGGTCGGTGATCTTTTTCGTGTTCTCGGCCTCAGTCAGCTTGTAGAGGCCCGCCAGCTCTCGCAGTTGGTTGACCCGCTCCAAGGACTCGCGGCCCTGGGCACAGTACGCCTCCTGGACGTTCGCATCTCGGAGCGTTTCAAACACGAAAAGCGTGATCCCCTCCTCGGCGCACTTGGCTACGAGGCCGGAAACCAATGGCCGCATAGGCTCGGCCAGGTCGTTAATCTCGCGGTGTATCATTTGAGCCTACCCCCTTTTTGATAAGGAAACGCTGGTATGCCGTGGCGTTATCGACCAGGGCGTCCCGGATTTCCTGAGTGTTCGCGTTCGCCCCTGACTTGATCGCCCAGTCGAGGACAGCCACTACCCCCGATTGCAAGAGATCGAGGGAAACCATGATGCGCTCGAAAAGGGATCCTTTCGTACATTCGTGGTCTTCCCCGATCTGGACCGCGCCTTTCTTGAACTTGATCCCCCGCCGCGCCACGGCCCCCGCCAGGAGAGCCGAGATCGCGACAAGGCCGACCATAACCAGAAAGACAGCCGCCAGTATAAATGCCCACGCTTTCCAGTCGGTCGGTAAGTTCATGTTCAGTTTCCTTTCAGCAAGACTTTCGCGGTGAACACGCCGTCAGCGTAGGGCCTGGCGGTGTGATCCTCGGTCAAAACGCCGATCATGGTACCGGCTGCGGGAAGAACGGCATCCGCAACAGCCACGCCGGCGGCCGGGGTGATCGCCGGTTTCCCGACGGCCGTGGCGACCGTGGTGGCCGTGATGAGCGTGGCGGCCGGGGTTATTCCCATGATGCCGTCCGTGGTGGCCTCGACCGTCTGGGTGAAGGTCACAACCTCGTTTACGGCGGCCTGGGTCCATCCGGGGAATACCTCGGCGGCGACCAGCGCGGCGACCGCATCGTGGTTCTCCCCGCCCGTGATTGCAACCGGTACCGCCGCGATGCTCGGGAGCTTCACGAGAAGCACCCCGGCGACGGCGTTCACGGCTTCGGTGAACGTCATTTCAATGACCTCGGCCACGGCGATGGCCGCGTCTCCGGCCACGGGTACCCGCACGTAGCTTCCGGGAACCCCGACGTTATCGTTGAAGGCGACCTCGGCAATCCCCCCGGTCACGACCCACACGTCCGCGCCGACCGCGATCCCGTCCTCCCAGATGACGCCGACCGGCCCGGTGGTCGTGAGAGGCGTCTCGATGACGCGATTATTGGCGGTCGGGTCGATGGATACCATGGTACCCTTGACCGACGCGCCGGCGCATCCATTGATAAATCGGTGAAGCTCCCCGCCTACAGGCGACTGCCCGACCGAACCCGCTGCGTTTCGATTCGCTAAATTAACTCCGTTCATATAATCCTCCTATCTCAAGTATCCAATAGCTTCCCAGCCCACCTAGAATACATTTCCAGTTGCCACGCAAGAATACATATACCCATCAAGCGTCCCCGAAATAGGTCTTAATAGATAATAGTTCCCGGCCTTCGTTAATGACAGTGACCCTTCACTCGCTGGGGAAATAAAGGCTCTCCCGCCGTCCGGATTGTGAACATTGGAAACGATTGATTGAATCGCGGTAAATGCGCGTGGGAAGGGCGGGCCAGTGATAGCCGAGCTTCTATATAGCGCACCCTCGGCGGCAACAACGGCTGTCGATCCGTAAGTCCGTAGAATCCGCTGGGAGCATGTCCTATTTTTATATGACCAGTATCCGAGGCTGTTTTGGCCTTCTTCGTCGCTACCGTCTCCGAGGTTTATAATATACCACGTTGTCGCGTTGACCTTGTGGATCGCCCCGATTATTACCCGGTCGGCATCGTACATATAATGCTGTTTGCCAAGGTCCAGGAACCCGACGCCGCCGCCCGTCCACTGGAAGCAGGCGTCAGAAGGTCTAACCGTCCCCGCGCCCGTCGCCGGGAAGAGCCGATGCGTCCCGCCCTTCTCCATCGTAATAAATGCCCACGACCCAGCGGCGGGAAAGTTTGTCATGCTCGACGTGATCGCCAGAGCGTCCGGGCATTCGACAAGCTCGCCGTTGACCTCGACCGCGCCGGGGATGATCGTCAGCACGTCGGCAGAAACATAGGACACATCCAACCCGTACTTCATGCCCTTGATCGCCGTCTTGAAAACGGCATTGATCGAGGCCAGGCTGGAGCTTGTGCTTGCCGCGTCCGCCGCGCTAGCCGATGTCTCGTTCACTTTCTTGAGTAGGTCCAGGAGCGCCTTGTCCGTTTCCTCCGACATGCGCGTAAAGGCCCGCTCGGGGTCTTCCAGCTTGTCGATCTGAGGCCGTAGCTTGGTCAAAAGCGTCCCGGAGAACCTATCCATTGGTTCCCCAGTTTCCCGTCATCCCGGCCTTGGCCGCCGTGCCCGCTTCGATCTGCGCGGCGGGGGGCGGCTTCACCTTCGGGACGCTCGGCATCTGCGGATTGTAAAGCCGTTGGGACTCGATGATCGTGGGCATGTCGCCCATGGTCTTCTCGACCTTCTCCGGGGCCTTCGGGGGCTGGATCGCCGGGATCTTTCCGAAATCGTCAAACATCGCCATCACACCACCCCCAGGAGGCCGAGGTCGGCAAGCCGCGCATAGTCCACGCCGTAATTGGCTTGAAGCTCGCGCAGGAGGGCGGACTGCTTGTCGGACGCCGTGCCCTTCATGCCGGAAATCTGCTTGACCGTATCGGATATCTTCTTCTTCTTCTTCGCGTCCATGAGCATCGGGTCCTCTCCAGCCACACGGGCGATGTAGTCGGTCAGCTGTATCCGTGCCGATTTCTGATCTTTCGACGGTCCCAGGATTCCCATGAACCCGCCCGCGCTCGGCTCAAGCGCCCCGCCCACGTCGATGGACTTGTACTGGAGCGCCTTGTCGTAGTCCTTCAAGAAGGCCGCCCGCTCCTTCTCATCGTCGAATACGATCTCGGCCGCGATGGTCGGGTCGAAGTTATTCGTCCCTTCCCGGACCGCTTCGAGGAAATCCTCATACGAGTACCCCATGTCCGCGACGCCGTACTGATAGAAGGCGGTCTGTATGTTGCTTTCTACCTTGTCGGCCCACGCGGTCTTTACCTCATCTTTGGCGGCCTCGACGGCTTCCGGCTCGGCGGCGGCTTCGGACGCCTGGGCGGATTCCTTCGCGGCCTGGGCTTCCTCGGCGGGCTCGCCGGTGATGGCTTCCTTGACGGCGGGCTCGGACTCGGCCGCCCGCTCCAGGATCGAGGGGGCCGCGCCGGCTACTTTCGGGGCAAGCGCGGGGAGTTCCCCGGCTATCTTGCCGATACCCCCGGCAATACCCTTGACCCCGGCTATGCCCTTCTTGAGCATGGCGAGAGCTTGGGGCTTAGAAAGGGCCTCGGCTATCTCCCCCCGCGCGAAGGTCAGAGCCTTCGGGATGGCCTTCGATACGCTCTGCCCGAGCCCGGCGGCGGCGAGAGCCGCAGGCCCTCCGGCGATACTTCCACCGGTCAGCCCGGCGTTAATCAGCTTTTCCGCCGCGCCCTTCTCGAACGTCGGCGAACCTGAGAACAAGGACGCGAGCCCTAATTCGTCCTTGGCGACCATCTGCCGGAGCGGGGCCAGGGCGGCCCAGTCTTCCTTAGCGCTTGCTAGGCCAGGGTCGAAGCTCATGACCGCATCGTCCAGCTTGTCCTTGAGGGAGTACAGGAGGCCAGGGGCGTCAGCGCCCGCGAGGGTGGATTGATGCTTCGGACTTCCCCGGAAGAACTTGACCAGGCGGTCGATTTGGGCCTTGGCCGTCCGGAGGTCGGGGGCTTCCCCCACTTCCTTGACCACGGTCTTGATGATGTCGCCCGCGTCATCCCCGTACTTGGCCGCGAATTCGGCCAGCTCCCCGCCTTCCCCGAGAGAGGGGGCGAGGATCGTGGCCGGGGTGATCCCGGCGGCGGCCGTCTTTTCGTATGCCTTCTCGAACGCCTTGCCCGTGCCCTGGATCAAGTCCTTGAGGTCGTCGGTGTTCCTGACCCCGTACTTATCCGAGAGCCTGAGCATGGCTTCCTTCATTTCGTCGCCCTGGTTTATGGCGTACCCTACCGGGTCAACACCGATTTTTCGGGAGTAGGACCGGGCCGCTTTCGTGAGGTTCTGGGTGCTAAGTTCGGGAAACCGGCCCTTGAGCCGCGCCTCCAGGAGCTTTTTCTCTATCGGCTGGACGATATCGCCCGACTTGCGCATGAGGTTCTGAGACTGAGCGAAGCGAGAGGCCAGCCCTCCGAGCCCTTTGATCCCTTCGCCGACCACCTGGAGCCCGCCGCCGAGGCCAGCCCCCAGAGCCGTACCGAGGGCCGCGCCCTTGGCCGCCTTCCCGATGTCGCCGGTACCGATGGCCTGGATGATCCCGCGGGGGATAGCCTGTTCGGCCCCCGCGAGCCCGCCGCGCAGCGCCGCGCCGCCAGCCCGGGACAGGAGGTTCGCGCCCTTCCCGACCTTGGCCGCGCCTGACGCGATGTCCGCCGCCTTCGCCAGCCCGGAGGCCAGCTTGCCAGCCTTGAGGGCCTTCGCCCCGCCCGAGGCCGCCTTGAGGAGCCCGCCCGATGGCGCGACCATCCCGGCGATGGCGCCCTGGAGCCCACCGACCGTCGAGGCCGCCTTATGCTTTTCCTTGAAAGCCTTTAGCTTATCGTAAGCCGTGGACTTGGTAGCCCCCGACAGCGCCTTTATGATGGCGTCATAAGCGCCCATGCTCGCCTCATTCCCGGCGCTATACGCCTGGGCGGCGAAGTCCTTGAGCTTGTCCACCCCGAAGAGCTTGGCATGGGAGAGAATACGCTTAATCGGATCGCCACCGCCCTCGGCCTTGGCCTGCTGATAGATTTCCTCCTGGCGGGCGTTGGGGTCATCCCAAAAGGTTTTCTTGAGGTATCCCCCGGCCTTCTGCAAGAGGTTCTCTTTCGGCTCGACCTTCACGGGCTCTTCCAGCCCGAGGTTCAGCTGTTCCATTATTTCGCCCCCGTTTTCTCGGCCGCCGCCGTTGCGCCCTGCTTCCCGGCCAGGCCCGCCAGCGCCGCCTGGAGCCATTCGGGCTGGTCGGCCTGCTGGGCCTTTTTCTGAGAGACGGCCAGCTCGGCATTGATCAAGCCGAGGTCGTACTGGTACTTTTTCGCCGCTTCGTCCGCCGCCACTTTGGCCGCGTTCGCGTCCCGGTCGACATTGAACTGGTTCTGGATCGCCTGCTGGGTTGCGTTGAATTCGCGGTCGAGCTGGTCTTTTTTGACCTGGGCGTCCAGCTCGGCCTTGGCCTGATCCTGGGACGCCTTGAGCTGGGCCGCCTGATCCTCCCGCGCCGCCCGCTGTCCGTAGGCCAGCTTTGCCGGGTCGGTGATCCCGGCCTGGCCCATGGCGAAGGCGTTGACCAGTTCCATGACGCCGATGCCCAGTTTCTTCGCTATGGCGCCGAAATCGACCCCGCCAGGCGCGCCGTCGGGCGCTCCCGGGGGATTAGGCGGCTGATCGGGCGGCGGGTACAGGGAGCCCTTTTCGACCTCATCCTTGACCGCCTTCCCGGCATCCGGGCCGAGAACCTTGGCCACGGCTTTGGCGCCTTCCTCGGCCTTCGGAGGGGCGGGAGGGGCGAAGAAGCCCGAGGACCCGATCCGCTCGTAAGGCGCCGCCGCCTGGGTTTCCGCCAGCGTTGCCGCCGTCTGGACAGGCCGGGCGGCTTTCTCGGCCGCGACCTGGGCCGCGATGCCCGGGGCCGCCGCTTCGACGTTTTTCTGGAGATCGAGCTTGGTTTTCCGCTGAACGTCCAGCATGAGGTCGCCCGGCTGGACGATCTCTTCGGACTTCTTGACGGCTTCCTTGGCTATTTCCTTCGGGTTGATCCCGGTCTTGAGCTCGGCCAGCTCGTTCTTGAGGGCCAAAAGCTCAGAGATAAGGGCCGGATTCGTCCCGGCTCCCCGCTGCTGGAGCTGGGCTATCTGGGCTTCGAGGTACTTTTTCCGGTCGGTATTGGCCGTGTCCATCTTAGGCCCTCCCTTTTTCGAGGTCTTTCACGCGCGAGGCCAGTTCGATGATGAGGGGAAGATACGAGGCGGAAAGCTCGTTCGTGTCCAGCATCTTTACCCCCTCCGGCGTCTCTTTGACCGCGTTCTTGAGCGGCGAATCCTCGACCTGCTGGGCCAGGGTGCCCAGGTGTTCAGTCCCGGCAGGCTCGCCCTTGTAGTCGAACCGCACCGGGTCGATCTTCCGGAGGATTTCGTCAAGCGGCGACTCCTTCGGGCCGTTCAACTTGTCCAGGATGTCGTCTATATTCGTTTTCGCCCGTTCATCAGACAAGAACATAGCCGCCGTGCTTGCCAAGTTGCCTATCGTACCCCAGGTGTTCTGAGAGGTCTGCGCCGCCTGGGCTTGCTGGCCCTGCCCGATCCCTGCCTGGACCCCGGCCGCCTGGGACTGAGCCCCGGCCGCTCCAGCCTGAGCGTTCGCCGCTCCTGCCTGTGCCCCGGCCGCCCCGACCTGTTGACCGACCGCCCCGAGCTGGCCCTGGAGCCCCGCCTGGGCCCGTCCGGCGAATTCCGCGCCCTGCCCCGCGAACTGCTGAGTCGCTCCCATATAGTTCTGGACGCCCTGCTGGGTCCCTTGGCCGAGCGCCTGCTGATATGTCCCGGCCGCCTGCTGGCCCGAAGCAAGAGCCGCCTGGCCTGGGTTCAACCCGGACGACCGCGAGGCCCGGAGCGCCGCCTGGGTGCCCGCCGTGGTCGCCTGGGCCGCTTGTTTCTGGGCTCCCGCTTCGGCAGCCGTCTGGGCCTTCGCCATATAGTCGGCCGCGTTCGCGCCCATAGACTGAGCGGCGCCAGCATCGTAGCCCTTCCCGCCCGCCTCGGCCTCGGCTCGCATGCGCCCGGCTTCCTTCCCGACGCGGCCGGCCGCCTTGCCCGCGCCTACTGCGGACTGGCCAGCCCCGACCGCCGCCTGACCAGCTCCCTGAGCCGCCTTTCCAGCCTTTCCGGCCGCAGCCGAAGCCGCCGCCGTTGCTTCCTGGCCTTGCTTCTTCGTTTTCGTACCAAAAAGGGTTTCCCCGGCATCTCCCCAGAATCCCATATCTTCCCCCTATCTCGTGGCGTTGCCCGCGACAACCGCCCCGGCGTCATCGGCGTATTCAATGAAAAGATCGGCCAAAACCGTCTTAGCTGGTATCGTCAAGGTCAGGCTTGCCCCGAGCGTTTTCTGCGTCCTGGGCTTTACCCGGAATCTATAGTACCCGGCCGACGAATAGTCAGCCTTGGTGATCGGGAACTTGACCGTCTGCGCGTAGTGAGCTTTTTCGTCGAACGAGTCCACCACGGCGGTGATGATCTGCGCCGTCTTTCCCGGACTATAGATCGTGACGAAAAACTGCTCAAGGTTCGCCCGGCTTCCCGAGGTCTGCCCGAAGTACGAAGATTGCCAGACAAGTGGAACGACCGCCGAGCCCGATCCCAGGGAGGCGTAGCTATACCGCCAGCGCGAAACGTCGTTACCGATAAAGAGGCCCAGGGTCGTATCGTAGAGCTTGAGCGCGGTCTGGGCGGCCGTCTTGAGGTTTTGGGTCACGATGTCATCGCGGACCCAGATGAAGCTCGTTGCCGTCTCCAGGAGGAGGGCGTTGTCCCGCGTCGAGAAGATCCCGCCCGTGATCGCCGGTAGCTGGTTGAGCCGCTGGAACTTTGACAGGCTCCGCCCGCCGTTGAACACGAAGACCGCATTATCAAATGCCGATAGGAAATATGCCTGGGTCGGGGTCGCCGATAGGAAGGTCAGCCCGGACGCGGGGGCGATGGCGGTCAAGCCGCCGTAGACGTTCCCCGTGACGGACGCCTGGTATATCGTGAAGCCGTCGAACAGGTAGACCGTCCCGTAAAGCTGGAAAACGTCATAGATGCCCTTGGCTTCGTTTCCGATGGTGTATCCGTCATAGTTCGGGTTTATGAAGATCGTCTGCTGGCCCGTGTTCACTGCCCCGCCCTCGTACTCCAGACCGATGGCGAGAGGCAAGCGGGTGTCAGGAACGTACACCGGATTTGAGGGATTCGGGAGGACAAGCTCGCTTCCATCGTTCGCGACAGAATAGGCGTAAATGTCCGCGATGTAGACCGATATCATCTCCTTGATGCTTTGCCAGCCGTAAGGGATTCGGAAGCCGGGTACGGAGATATTCGACGCATCCGGGGCGGAGATATAGACCAGCTTGTCGCCCACGTCGATGCTGTTCGAGAAGATGCCCTCGGCCAGCGGGTTTGCCGTGATCGACCCGGCAAGCACGGCGGCGACGTTCGTGGCGGTCACAGAAGGCGCCGCCGTGTCCTCGAAGATCATGCGTCCGTTATAGTCGGACGATCCAACGTGGAGGCTTTCGTCGATCATCGAAATGATATTGAGGGGCGAAATCGTATTGATCTTGTAGACCTCGGGCGCGATCTTTTGGAAGACGTTGCCGGGCAAGGTCGTCCCGATGACGATAAGGAAGAAGCTTCCGTTATACCGATAAAGGATTCGGTCATCGTGGAAGTCGGGCGTATAGTCCGGGTCGAACTCGCCGACGTTGGTTAAGAGCGTTCCCATGGTGTCCGAGGCGATCCCGTCTAGGACGCCAGCAGAGAGGAAGGACATTACGCCATTGATAAGGCCGACGCGGAATTCGAACGGGACCGAAGGTGTTACTCCGTAGCCGTTAGTTAGTTTCCCGTAGGCGTCCACGTTGGTTATGGTCTGGGACTGGAATAGACGGAACAGGCCGTCCGGAGTCCCCTGGAGTTGTGAAAGATAGTTGTAAATGTTCGTTGCCGACGCCGCCAGCTTGAACGTGAAATCGGAATAATTAAACCCGATGACACCGTGCTGAATGATCGCCGTCGTCTGGGCACAGTCGGGATAAATGACCACCGCCGAGAAGGCGACGAAATTGGTATAGCCTACCAGACCAAGAGAGCGAATTTGCGTACCGCCCACGGCCACCGGGTCGCTAGCAATGATGTGCCGAGTGAAACCGCCGGAGATTTGGGGGATGGCGTAGCGGCAATAAATGGTCACAATGGTCTTCGTTGCGTTGTCTATTATTAGTGCGACGTTTAGCGGGTCATCCACAACGTTTAATAAGCATTTCCCGTTTTCGTATCGGTAGCAATATAGATAGGATGACGCGGTATACCCCTTAAGGAGATTTCCGTATGGGTGGGGCCAGCCGTCATAGTAAAATTCTCCGTAAACATTGTCTATAGTAACACTGTTTACCGCCGGAGCCCCTGCTACGGCAGCCCCCATTAGCATGAGTAGACTGCCATATTGAACGGCGCCATACGGGTTCCCTACTCTGACCAATGATAAAGTTGCGGTATATATCCCCGTGCCTATCCCCGTACCGTCCGAATTCTTCCAGTTTATTTGGTCCCAGCTAGCCACCAAAAGGAGGCTAAAGGCCACTATTGTTGTTCCAAAGGATGTGAGACAATATACCGGGGCGGCCCCCAAAGCCGTCGCATTATTTACGCAGACTCCTGCTGCTGGGGCCTCCGTATACAGATGCCAGGCCCAGTCCTTCAACATGGAAATAGTCCCGACCTGATCCCCGAATATTAGGTCGTGAGCCCCAAAATTAACCGATGAAATTATACGGGAAGCGTTCGCCGTTCCGTTGTTGGTTGGGTTGTTAACAGAATGCCCATCGGTATATACTGCCAAGTTCCATGCACCGCCAGTGTAACGCATAGACCCTACGCGGCAGGCACCTATAATTCCCCCACTAGAAACCAGGATAGTTTCCCCGCCAGCCGATACAATCACGTTTAGCATCTGCCATGTTGCTACGCCGATTATTGTTTGGTTATTTCGCAACCCTGCTCCAGCAGTATAGGCAATCCACCCGGCGGGAGTGTATGATCCTATCCGCCCGGTTCCATCCCCTATAACCAAATAGCGAGAACCTCCAGTCGGATACGCCACGACCATCGTTCTTATGGATGAGGCTCCAACCGGAACACCGGAGGACCAAACGCCCGTGCCCGCCTTATTTGCGGGGTTCCATATCCCCGCATAGAAGGAACATACGTTTCCAGTAGATCCCCCAAAAACTAGGTATGATTCACCGGCCGCTGTTGGCGCATATTCTATTGCCGAGCGGATATCCCCCGCCACAATAGAGGTTCCAGAATCAAACGGGCCAGTCCCCGACCCAGACCCATCGTAATATTTCCAAGACAACCCGTCAAACGAGGACACATGGCCAAATTCACCAGCTACAACCAGAAAACCTTTATATACAATCATTGCGTGAATTAGAACGCCGTCCCCGAGCGGTTGCCCGTCTATTATTGATTTATTTATATCCTGCGCTGGCGTAGCCTCATTTAAGAAAATTACCTGATCCCCGAGCCGTAGAGCGAATTCGAGCGAGTCCGCGTAGTCGATCCCGTTATACCGGATGATCGACAGCGAGGTGAAAAACTGAAGCACCGCCGCCAGGTTCGCGAAGGTGGTTGTCCTAGAATGCAAGAGGACGCCTAGGGCCGAGTACTCGCATACCTCGATCCCCGAGCCCCTGACGGCCGCCGTGATGTAGGTGCCCGCCGTGGTGATCGCCGCGTCATCGACGCCCGAAATCTTTGTCCTGGACTGGACGCCGTAGGCCGAGGTCTGGCCAATCTGTTTGTCCCCGACCGATATCAGCCGGAGGTCGCCGGACACGACCGATTGAAGCGTCTGCCCGGACTCGGTGATGAAGTGATCGCCGGCCACCGCGTAGGCTTCGGCTGTCTCGTACAGGTTCGTTATCCCGCCGTCCCGCTCGATGCCCGTATTCTGGAGGGCAGGGGCGCCTACGTCCTGGAATGACCGGACATCCTCGGCGATGGTGTGGGTATTGAGGGAGTTTTTCAGGTTGATGTCGACTTTCTGGCCCATTTTACCCTATCCCCAGAGCGAATTCGAACCATACCGGGCGTTTTGGATACGCTCCGGCCGGTAGTCATCCGCGTGTTTTTGAGAGGAAAACCGCGTCCAAAGCTCCTCGGATCGGGCTAAAAGGGCCGTCGCGTCGGCTCCATTCTTCCGTTTGAAGTCCGCCGCGCACCGGTAAGCCATGATTTCGTAGGTGATATTCTGGGGAAACACAAGATCCACGGGGGGATAGGTCGAAAGCGCCTGAATTGTCCCGTCCGTCATGAACAGCGGGAGCCGGTTGTCCCCGTAGATGCCCATGTACGCCACCCCTGTCGCCAGCCGGATCGTGGTATAGACGCCCGCCACAAGGGTCGGGAGCATCCGGAAGACCTCCCCGGCGGTGGTTCGGTAGTAGATGGCTACGGTGTCGCCCGCGATCTGGGTCGCGGGGATGCCCGTAGCCAAGCCAGTGTCTATCTCAAGAAGCCCGGCTCCCGTGATATGCGCATAGAGGGGCATCACGAGGCCCCAGGGCGCCACATAGTTGGCGGGGGTAGCGATCTGGAGCACCGGGGCGGCCCCGTCGAGGTTCGCCCGCCAGCACTGGGCAGCCGTGCTCCAGTAAATAAAACCCCACATGAGGGTGTGGTTCACCACCGCGCCCATTGTCGCCGTTATGGCTGCCGGAACCATGAGGGTGGTCAGGTTCGTAGCCCCGCGCCAGACCTCGCCGCTCATTTTGAAGTAGACGAAGCCCGCCAGGTAGCCGACGTCGGAAGGGGCCGCCGCTCCCGTGTAGAGGAGCGTATCGACCCCGGTGTCGAGGGAATAGGCGCGGATGGTCAGGCCGATAGTGTAGACGATGGCCCGCCCGGTGGCCGTGTAGGCCATGCTGGTAGGGACGACCGACAGGCCCGTGTAGGCAAGGGGCGCGTCCGGGACGGTCAGCTCGGCTGGCGCCGGGTAGTAGTCGATTCTGATGGTCGGGGTGAGCACCCCGGAGGTCGCCAGGCCCGTTACCCAGAGCTTGCCTTCCCTGAGCCGATAGGCCGGGACGCCAGTATGGGCTTCCCGGAGGTTCATAGGGAAGCGGGTCATTTCCCGGTAGAGCCCGTTGTCCAGCCAAGACACCGAGCGCATCCGGAGGAAATCGGCGGGCAGGTCGATGGTAAACTGGTTCGGGTCAAGCACGACAATAGAGGCGACGGACAGGGTGGCGGACTTGATAAACCAGTCATCGTCCCCTTTAGTGATCGCCTCGTAGACATCCCGGTATGCTTCGTTGAGCGAGAAGGTCTTGTCCTCGAAGGTGATATACCCCGAGTTTTGGAGATCGGCCAAAAGGACGGCCCGGTCGATAACGTCTTTCGTGGTCATCTGCACCCCTCCCTATATAGTCCTGTTTTTCGGGCTTCCGGCTTTATCGTGGCGCAATAAAAAAGCCCCCCAGGGGGGTGACGAATCCCCAGGGGGCAGGAAGGGCGGGTGGTTCGCCTAGAACCGCACGACGCAGCAGTGAGCCGGGTTGTACAGGGCGAAGTTCATGAACAGGTTGATGATGACCTGGGCGGCCGCACCGTCCGCCACGAGGGCGCCGGGCTGGATGGACAGGTAATCCTCGATGTTAAGCTGGAAGGGCTGGCCGGTGGCGTCCTTGGCCTCCAGCACGCTCGGGGCTCCGGGCTCGTTCCCGCCGACGGAGGTCTTAAGGACCTTCTCCGCGTCGGTGATGGTCACGAGGTCGATGGCCGAGGAGTCTAGGATGTAGGCTGTTCCCTGCGGGCAGAACGGGTCATCATAGACGAGATTGAGATACGAGGTTGAGAACATGAAAGCCTTCGCCTCCAGGCCCACGGTGACCTCGTTCTTTTGGTTCTTGTCCCCGGTGTTGATCATCTGCATGTAGTCGGTGTTTGTCCGGAGTTCGGCGGTCACGGTGGCGAGATCCTGGTCGTTCAGGACGATCATGTCTGGGCGCCCGCCCTGCCTACGGCAGAGTCGGATACCTTCGACGAGAGCGTCGGAGAACAGGCCCACGCCGGTGCGCTGGAAGAAGTTGCCAGCCAGGCGGGAGGTCGAAACCGAGCGGGTCACGCCGCGAAAAGCCGCGCCGATGTAGGCCGTCCAGTTCACGCCGGTGCGTCCGAAGAAGGACGGAACCAGAGCGCCAAGGCCCTCGGGAAGCAGGGAACCGCCGCCCGCGTCGCGGCATCCGTTCAGGCAGAGCCAGGCGAAGTCCACGAAGGTGGCGACAGGAGCCGCCGGGGCGAAGGTGAGGGTGTTGGTCGCGTCGTCGATCGCGCCGACCGTGTAGACGGTACCGAGGCCGCCGCCCACAAGGGCAGAGCCGGGGAGTCCCGTAGTCGAAGGGGCCACGGTGACGACGAACTGAGTGCCGACCTCGAAGCCGATGACCGAGGACACCACCATGGTCACGGCACCAGCGAGAACGGGGCCGCCGTTGTTGATCGTGGCCAGCTCGCCGAAGCCTGAGCCGTAGAGGCTGGACGCCAAGGTTTTGCGGGCTCCTTCGGTCCCGGCGAACATCTTGGCGATGGCGGCGGGAGCGTAGGCGCTCCGGCTGTCCTGGGAGGCCATCTTCTCCAGGTTGGTGATGTTGAAGACCGAGAAGATTTTACCGATACGGGCCGAGACTTCCGCGATCCGCGCGGTGCTGGCGGCGTTGGCTGCGGCGATGGTGGCGTCACCGGCGACGGCTCCGCCCCTGCCCCACATCTGAGCATAGTTGTAGGCGCGTCCGCCGATCCTCTTTTTCGGCAGCTTCTCCAGAACGGGGGAGTTGCGGAAAAGAAGGTTTTGCAGCTCTTTTTCGGTGTACCAGACCTTATACAAGCCCAGTAGGTTAACGTCAGTCGTAGGCATGGATATATCTCCTTATCGAACTATTTCGGCATCCCAGGGATGCGGTTGCGCTTCATGTTCTTGACCATCTCGGTCAAGTCTTCCTCGCCGGTAACGGGGGCGGCGGACACTTCCTTGACGGTCACGGCCTTTTTCTCTCCGAGGGCTCCCTTGAGCCCGTCCCGGCGCTCGGTCAGCCCCTTGAGCAGTTCCTCGATCTTCCCGCCCTCGGCTTCCTCGTTCCAGTTCTCCTGGCCGGTGCGGGCTTCCTCCAGCTCCTCCCAGAGCTTTTCAAGGATGTCGGCGCCCCCGGTCATCTGGCCGTAGAACTCCCGAAAGGGTTCGAACTTCTCGCCGTACTTCTCGCCCAGGCCCTTAATCCCGTTGGTCCGGCGGCTGGACTCCACGCCTTCCTCGATCTTGTCGATGATCTCGTGCTGGACAAGATCCACGAGGGTGTCGATCTCCTCGTCCATGGCCTTCATCTTCTCCTGCATGGTTTCCAGCACTTCCGCGATCTGGGCGAACTTCGCGTCCTCGGCGGGCTGGTCATCCCCGGCAGGGGCCCGGCTCTTGATCCTGGCCTCGATAGCGGCCTGGAGGGTGTCGATCTCTTCGTCGGTCAAATTGTCAAAGTTCATTGTCTTCTCCTATATAGTCCTATTTTCTGAGCGTCCCATTTTCAACCCGGTGCAAGTCCCATCGGCGCGGCTTCCTGTACCATCGGGGGCGGCTGCGGGGCCGGGTTCGGCACCACGGGAGGAGGAGGAGGGGCGGAAGCCTGGGCCACCGCGTCCATCTTCTCCTTGAGGCTCCCGATGAAGTCCACCAGCCCCTGCATGACCTTCGGGTCCTCATCGTCCGCGTCCAGGCTCATGAGCGTATTCACCGCCTCCGAAAAGAGTTGATTGATGTTCACCACCTCGTAGAAGCTGAAATTCCGCTTCTCTATGGCCCGCTCAATGATCTTTTGGCAATCGTCATACGAGGCCGTCGATATGGCGTAGGCCTTTTCCACGTCCGCGAACTCCAAGAGGCTGGCCGCCATTTCCGGCTTGATGATCTGCATGGATACCAGCTTCTGGACCTGTTCCATCTTGGTCTGGGGGTCGCGGCTTAGGTTAGACACGGGGCTGGTCTGGATGTTGAAGGAGGCCCGCTCCTTGACAATATCCTTCCACTTGATGTTTGCCCGCCCGGCACGGTTCGGGAGAATGTCGTCATCCTCGGGGAAAACCTTGATACACACGTCCGCGATGTCCACGAAGAAGTGGATGTAGTCCTGAAGCCAAGCGTTAAACCGCTCGCTCTCCACGTTCTCCAGGGTGTCCAGGGCAACGCCCGAGTTGAGGCCGGCGGGCTTCTTGGACTGGGCCGACAGCTGGGAAACGCCCTCCATCTGGTAGGCGAACCCGATAAACTTGTCGAGGAGCTGGATATACATGGGATCGATCGGCGCCGGGGTGGATACAGACACCGGGTTGGCCGCCATGCCCGGAAAGGCCGTATAGGGGTAAATGTTCCCGATCTGGTTGGAGAATTCGGACTTCTTGATACTCGTCCCCTGGGCGCTTCCGGCCGCCTCGGGGATGAAGATACAGTTCGCCGGGTTCAACTCCAGGGCTTCGTGGAGGGTCGTGGCGATGGCATCGACCTGTTCCTGGATCGGCATAAGGCTGTCCGCCATGGACGCCGAGCCCCAGCCCTTGATCGGGGGGCGGTACCATATCAGCACGAAGGGGGCGATGTCATAGGCCAGGTCCCGCACCTCGATGCAGTCCGTCTCAATGAACTTGTACGCCTTCTTCTCGTACAGGTTGAAGTAAATATTGAACTCAACCTTTCGGCTCGGGTCCATCGACAGGGCCTCCAGCCATCGGTCATTGACCCCGTTTTTCTTCTTTTTCAGCAGCGGGACCAAGAACCCGAGGGGGTAGTCCCGGCGCGATATGTTCGCCCGCTTGATGCCGCCAAAATTATACTCGGCCGGGTCATAGGCGAACTCCCAGGGGGCCAGCCGAACGATCTCCTTGGCCTCGTCATCGACCCAGGCGACCGAGTACTCAAACAGCATGGCGTCAAGAGCGCAGGCAACGCCCTTCTTGTAGAGCCGCTGGGACTGGTAGAAGTCGTCGAAATATATCTGGGCGTTCCGGCACACCTTCCGGGTCTTCCAGGTTCCCTTGATCGGCGAGAAGTTCGGCAGCGGCTTGGTCTGGGACAGCTTCGACTTGACCGTATCGATGCAGGACCGGATCAAGTTGAGGTTCGGCTGGGTTCCCAGGTCGGCAAGCATCTGGTTCGGGTTCGCCGCCGTCCAGTATCCCATCGGGTAGGTGTCCTGGGTCCAGATCGAGTCCTTCCGATACCCGTTGTAGAAGTACCGATTCATCGCCCGAATGTACTTGGCGTTTCGCTTGGAGGCCGACGCGATAAGCCGCCCGGCGTCGGTGAGGGCGTCCTGTTCGCCGAACATTAGAACAGCTCTCCCCAGGCTTTTTTCATATCCTCAATGGACGCGCCGGCTTGCTTGGTCATCTTCATGACCGTGCTGTCCCGGAAGGTGATTACAACCTCGACGCCACGGGCCGCCGAATTGATGAGGTCCTGGATTATCGGGTAGTTAAGCTCCTGGCCGACAAGCGCTTGGTACTGCTTCCGCTTGAGCATTTCCTCGGCAACGAGCCCGGATATCCGCTTCCGGATGGCCGCCCGCTCTTTCGCTATCTCTAAAACGTCCTTTATCTTCATACATATATAGTCCCTAAAAAAGGGCTATAAAATGCAGAATGTCCAGAATGTCTAAATTATTTCGTCCCTAGCCTTTGCTCTGAGGTCATCCATATCGGCCGCATGGCGTATAGCACCGCGTCCCCGATGTCTGGGTGGTAGGTCGAATCGTCGATCACCTTGATGATCCGGTCGTTGTCGTCCCGCTCGAATACGATCTTTACCGCCTCCTGGTCGAATTCTCCGGCCTTCCTTACCCGGAAAGTCCCCTGCCTGATCTCCTGCTGGAGTAGTTCAATAGCCGCGATCTTGTCCACCTTGTAGGCGTCCATCACCGGGAGCTGGTAGTGGGTGGCGATCTCATAGCTGATTTTCTTTCCGCCCCCGCCAGAATCGGCGAAGAAGTACAGGTTCTTGTTCGGGATGTCCTTGAACAGCGGGGAGGTCTTGAGGTAGTCCAGGCCCGCCTTGAGCGCCGTGGCGCAGGCTTCTATCCCCTGGTGGTTCTGCTTGAACTCCCATACCAGGAACCGCTCGGGCTTGTGGGTAGAATGACAAATGATCCCGATGGCGTCCGAGTCCGAGAAGCCGTAGTCCAGGCCCGCCGTGAAGGCGACGTCCGCCGCAGGCTGGCTCCTGATCCATTCCCCCAGCTCATCATCGGTGTAGTAGTTCGGGGCCCCAAGCCGGTAGACCAGGGCGTCGATGTCATAGACGGGCTTCCCCAGGTACTCCCGCTGGTAGAGGCTGGAGTTCTCGTCCAGCTTCTTTTCCTCCCGTATTTCCCGGAGCCGGTCTTCATAATGGTCAATAAAGGGGTTTTGCCCAATATTCCAGTTTAGCTTGAGGGTTTGATCGTCCGGGGCGTTCAACCACTGGTCCTCCCAGTATGTCCCAGCCGACCGTGGGCCCGTGCCCGCCATGACTAGGCTTCCCCGCGTATCCTCCAGCATCGGGTCGAGGATGGACTCCCGGAGATACTTGAGCTGGGGCTGGGACTGGCATTCGTCCACCACTACCAGGTCGTAGAACCCGCCGCGCAGGGCTTCCCGGACATCCTTGCTATGGTTCGACCGGGCCGAGAACATGGACCCGTTCGACAGGGTGAAGTCACCCGATACCCGGTCAATCGTCTCCACCTGGAATCCGAGCTCGTCCAAGAGCTTGACCAGTGGCTCAAACACCTGTTCCATGCCGACGCCCATCTTCTTGGCCACGTACAGGCCCCGGGCGCCCGGCTTCGTCCCGAGCTTATCCGCGAATAGGAGCCGAATTCCCGCCGTCTTCCCGGCCCGGCGCCCAGCCATGAGGAGGGCCAGGCGTTTCCGGGTCGAGAGGATGCGCTGCTGGATATCTGAAGCCATCCGGCTGATCCGGTAGGCGAAGAAGTCCGCGTCTTCCCGCAGGCTCCGGTTAAGACTGGCGTCTATGTCCTCCAGGATGTTGTCATGGAATAGCTTGTCGGCCAGGAGCCGGGACGCCCAGCCTCCCGTTACGGCGGACTCCATAAACTCCCGCTTGAACGCCGTGAGGAAAGGTCTCCCCTTGTAGGGCTCGGCCATCATTTCCATAAATAGGGTCTGAACCTGGCGCTTGAGTGTGGCGCCTGGCGGCCTGCCGTTCGGGTTTCTGACCTCCCCCGGCTTGATGATGTTGTTTTCAAACGCGGCCGTCTTCTTTCCCATTACTCGCCTTTCACTTATGACACTTTCCGAAATATTGTTTCACGTGAAACATGGTTAGCATTCTAACCTTTTCCCTTCTCGCCCAGCAGGATGTCGGTCATCCGGTCGAAATTGATCTTGTACCATATCCCCCGCTTGGCGTCTGCCATCTTCCGCTTGCGTTCAAGGTAGCCCTTATCCATGAGCTTGGCAATAAGGTGGTAATAGACCGATATCGACATCTTTCCGCGTTCTGTCATGATCGCCTTATGGTCAGGGCAGAACCAGCCTTCCATATGCTGGCCGTTCGGAAGCTGCTTGATGAGCGCGTGGAGGATGACAAGAGCCTGGGGGCCGACCTCGCGGATGATGGTATGATTCAGGGTTGAGCGGGCATCCGCTAATTCGGCGTCGGTCATGCCGCCCCTTCCTTGATCCATTTGGCTATCTGCGGTACGACCCGAGTACGCCAGGTTTCGAGCATTCGGGCCTCGATGACCGCCTGTGGGCGCGCGATTCCGTCAATACAGGCCGTCTCCTTGAGGGCTAAATACCCAGCCGAGATTGCCGCCTCGGTCGGTATGTCCTTCCTGGTAAGGTATCCATGCTCGCGGAGATAAGGGAAAACCTCCGTTTTCGGGTGAAGGCCGAAGTGCTTGGCCGCGTCGGTAATGCTCATGGTCCGGTCAGTTCGCATAAGGGCGGCATGGGATTCGATGGCGGGACGGGCGGCATCCAGCTCGGCACGGAGTTGCTCAACCTGCGCCCGATGATAATTTATAACCTTGACGGTCATCTCTTCGATTTCCAAGGCGGTCGTCGCGTTCGATACCTCGACAACGTTGGCGAGGTCGTTCCGTCCGCTTCTTTCAACCCGTTGCTTGATCGCCGTCGCCGCCGCCAAGTCCAAGTAGGTGATTTTCCCGTTTGATGTCAAACCAAGGGCTTCGGCATGGCGCTGGATCGTTCGTTCGGAGATGTTCAAAGAATACGCCAAAGCCTTTACGGTCGCCATATTTACCTCTGCCGATACTTCGCTCGTCATGAATTACTCCCCAAAAAAAGAAAAGCGCCCGATGATCCTCCCCGCCAGGGTTCGGGGATGGGTGGCTCCCCTAGGATCATCCGACGCTTTCATTCTGTCCCACCCGGGCCAGTTTGCCAGACCTGGCGGATCTGACCCCTAGATACTACCACGGCCCGTCCTATCCGTCAAGGATTTATTCAAACCGTCGGCCCTTTCCGGGCATCGACCCCGGCCTGAAGCATATCAAGGAGCCGGTTCAGGTAGATGTTCTCGGCCTTCCGCTCGGCTATCTGGGCCTCGGCCGCCTCAAGGCTGTCCTCAAGAGCAGAGAGGCGGGCGTCCATCATGTCCAGCCGTTCGCGCGTTTTCCGCGTCATATCGTCCCCCCCCCTTTTTATTTCAAAACAGGCCCTTGCCCATCCTTGGGGCTCGGGCTATGGCGGCGGCGGGAGTCGAACCCGCCTTGATCGTCTCATCACGCCGGGCCTTCCCGGTCGCGTTGGTCATGTCCCGGAAGGTGCGCAGGCTTGCCGGGCCTGGGATTGCCTGCCCCTCGACTAATTCCCCTGACTCGGAGCCCCCGTGGGCCTGCCCGCCGTAAACGCCGGGGGTGGTATTCCCCGGCTCCTTCCCAACGCTCAGGCGATCCGAGCCCGTGCGCCATGCCGCCGACCCACTCGGCGGGCTTTTTGCTTTTTAGCCGTTGCCGTTGCCGTCGCCGTAGCCGTTGCCGTAGCCGTTGCCGTTGCCGTAGCCGTTGCCGTTGCCGTAGCCG